TTTGCTTCTCTTGTAGAGTCACAATCCAATAAGACGTTAGCCTCAACTAGGTAGGAACTGAATCCACTCAAAACCTGGAGGAGAACCTTCGCTGGTCGCGTAATTGCAGCCGCGGATAAGCTACATACGTTTTATATTGTTTTGTGCATTTTGTTCTGGGAAGAAACTACAGAGAGCGAAGAGCAGAGCAAGATCTAAGAAAGGAAAAAGGTATGAAATCCCGTGGCGCCCCATTGAGGGCCTCGTAGGGAGCTTTCATGAAAACCCTTCTATTAGCTAATTGACAAAATTGGGATCCCCATTTCAGAGGGTACCCGAGCTCTTCATCACTGACGTGACAGTCTTTTGTTGCGAAATCTAAAGAATATGGTCGGTCCACTGGCTTCCGGATGTGTGTCCGGTCGTTACGTTAGGGTATACCAAATCAGAAGATTTAATCCGAGATCAATCGGCGCAGACCGCTGTGGTAGAGACTGAGTGAAAGACCGTTGCTAATGAAAGCCGGTATTACATTCATCTCCCGGATAATGCATATTTGTTTGGGTTACTGGGCGACCATCCCATAAACCAGGCATTTCGTTGATTTTTGTTGGGAATCATAACCCCAAAATGATATTTGGACTACCGTAGGTGTTTATAGCGATCTAGGCTTCTCTTTTCAGATTGCCGCACTCGCGGTTATCGAGTTAAGCTACTCATATGTCTCTAGGCGAACCGTCAAGGCGCTACTCTTCATCATATTGATGGAACTTCACCGGCTACACCATGCTTAGTCGTCCAACTTAATCATCCTGATTTCATGTGGGATCAGGATCCCGAAATTTTCTATGTTTAGTATGTCCCCGTGGCATAGATTCCACAGCACGTGATTTACCGTGCCTTCGACCAGGCCATTGCTGGCCGGGGACAAACGGGGGCGCATGTACATTCAATGTAGTGCGCCGGGGCCCCCCACTCCTATCGTGGAATGAGGGGCCAGGTTGATTGCGATCTTGAGTTATCCTGGATATCGCTTCCAGCATTGGGGAATGGCTTCTAGCTCTCTTGACAGATGAAGGTCTTTGTCGGTGTCTATTTCGAACAAACCTCTCCTGTGCCTTTCTAGACTCTTCTCGGTCCCCTTGGGGCCCGGTACTGTCTGAATAGTCCGGCTTGGGTTGTCGTTGAGTGCGTTTAACATGCTCTTTATGTTGTTTATCCTTCTTTACATCTGAAGCTGGTTTTAAAAAGAAGTGGAAAATGTAAGACTTTTGTTTTCCGAGCCAGGGAACCATGATCTCCTCATTGAACTCACTGGAGTGCGAATGATCTTCTACCTTACGACAGATTATGCACTCTTGAGCTATCTGAGAAAATGACATGGTTCCGTCGGGGGACTTATAGGAGTATACAGAACCTGGAAGACCCGCGGTTGGTTTGTGCAAAATTGCGTTAGCTGCATCGCCAGCATCGGATAGCACTTTCCGACGGAGTTTCTTGATTGCCTTCTCGGTCTCCTCAGGAGACATGGCGTCGGCCGAGACTTTGACTATGGTTCTTTCAGCATCTCGGAGGATTTTCGCTACAACCCGATCGGTGTAGTCAGGCAATTCCTCGGCCTCTTTTGGTTCTACATATTTCGAACCCCTTGCCATTAGGTAAGGTACGAATCGATTCATGCGAGAAACAAGAGGAACTTGGCTCGTACAACAAAATAGACGGCCTTCTTCGAAATTAGAAGTCAATTCCGAATGCCCAAGTTCTGCCAGATTGTAAGGCTGGGCTTGAGGTGGGATCTTAGTGTTTAAAGGGATCATGGCGTACACTATAACGCCAGCTAGGATTGCAAACTGATACATCTCATCCCATGGTCTTTGATGTAGTTTTTCCGCTTTCACTAGCCTTTGGAGGTGCTCCAATTCTTCCGGAACGACTGAAGTGTAGAGCCGATCATACATGTTTCTTAAGTTATCTGGTCTTACTCCAGAATGCACTAAGGAATGATACATGATGATACCGCCAGCAACATTTCGGTCAAGAATTTGAGAGTTTAAGCTTTTCCGTACCCCCATATATTTGATTGCCCCGAACTTCCAAAAGGAATCCTTGGGATTGGGCAGATCCACAAGGCAAGGTAAACAATGGAGTCGTGCGTTGAAAGCATACGACAAATAAGCGAAATCGGGATAGACTTGAGCAGTTCGTCCTGTGCCGGCCCAGGATGGTCTGACGACTATGTCACCATTCTGATATCGACCGACACGGGATTCAATTTGATGCTCAGTATTTGCATCCGTTGGTTCCTTGACCATCTCACCTTTGTGATTATTCAATGTCTCGCCGTTTGAAATCAGCATGGTATAACCAGGCAAGGAAACGCCAGTGCCAATAACTTCGGTAGCAATGAGAACAGTTGTATCAGGTGGAATTGGTTCCTGAGAATTTCCGCCATATAGGAGATGCGGTTTAAATGCCGGCGTCGACCAAGTTCCAGGGTTCAACAACGATGATGTCGTTGCATATGTTAACTGGTCCTTGATTTTCTGGGCCTCTGCGAGGTATGTTGTTTTGATTATACACTTCCTGGCCTTTTCAGGCTCTTTGGCAACCATCTCGATATAGACGCCAGATAAATCCCGATTATCACATTGAATAACTCTCCGTGAAAATCTTGGGGGAATACCTGCATCAAACGAGACGGTAGGAATGAAATCAATACCTTTTGGAGTAGCCGAGAGCAGAAAAACGCGTTGTCTTGCTGTCACTAACCATTGTAAAAGAGCGACCTTTTGCCCGTTCAATTCATGGAACTCATCGAGGAGGTAGAGATTCTCGAATTCCTCAGAGTTAAATTGTCCAGCTAATGCCCGCTGGAGCATGTGGCCATCGGTTCCTAGAAGAAGCCGAGCAGTTGGGTCTATGTGCTTGACACTGCGGTCGAGTCGTTGAACTCCATATAAACCCGTGTCAAGCGGTGACGACCATTTCGCGACGAGAACTTTTCGCGGAAAGGTTATTATTATGCGAAGCGGTTTACGCTGCAGGATAGGCCCCAGGAACTCCAGGTGAGACCGTTGACTTAATAGCGAATAAGGGAATAATGAGCTTTTCCCTGTTGCTGTGCCTGCAGTTATTATCATCGGCTTCGGCATACTTTCCCCTTCATTGGTTTTATCCAATAAGCCGGAATCAGGGAGTTGGCTTGGGATGAACTTTTGAGATGCTAGACGCTGGAAAGTGCCATCAGACTTATTGACTAAAGCATCCCATGGGTTAACAAATGACTCAGGCTGACGAGTAGGTGCGTCTGTACTGATTTGCATCCCGAGAGTAAAAAGCCTTGAACATGCCTTGATCGGTTCAACTAAAAGAACGCAGATATCATACGGCGTAATCAAAGGCGCGTCTCCTAACCACAGTGGGAGGAAATCTCCTAAGAACATTGAGAATTTCTTCGCGTGCTCGTAAGGATCCTTCGGAATTAACTGAGCTAAGACGGTGCTATTAGAACACTCGGCGAACCAGTGAATCATACTGAATATTGCATAGACCTTAGGCAAATCGATCAGAGTGAACATTAGGCATTTGTAGAAAACCCCGATTAGGGGAAATGCCATTATCATTCGCTCCATGTACCATAATAGGAAGTAGATCAGGTAGCAATAAATGACCATGTTGGCATAAGCTCGTTTCCTTCGTTCCTTGGCGGTGAACAAAGAAAAGTCAACCAAATATGGAGGATTCTCAAACTCTTTTCGTAGCTTAGATTGAGGGTCATGAAAGTTATCCCAAAATGCGCGGGGGTTTAATGCGATCGCCCATGGAGAAGTGTTCCCTGCGCTGACGAACTCCTCCAGGGTCTTTATGTTATCTCCTTTGAAAGCCATTATCATCTTTTCAACCCATGCAGATTCCGTGTACCATGGAATCTCTGGGTACTCCTTCAATAGCGACGGCGTAAACTTGTAGATTTTACGTGGCAGATTGTGAGTCACATAATCCTGAATAGTGTCCACTGTAAAAGCGGCCAGTTCAAAAGGATCACGAGCCTTACGCTGCAACTTATATAAAAACCGGGCATGTTCCTCCGGATCCTCAGGTTGCTGTCGCATATGCGTATGAAGACACGCCGCATAAGTTGGAAAGGTGGCATGATGTTTTAAGAAAAGAAGAAATTGTTCGACTTTCGAGATTTTTGCGCGATTCGAGAACGTCTCTTCGCGGACCATTTTGTTTAGCAGTTTTAGAGAACGCACCCCAGTGTTATCATAAGATGTCCTAACAAAGGGGAGGTTCCAGCGATCCAACTTGACTTCTGCACGGAAATTGCGTACACCATAGATGCCGGCAAGCCGGGTGATGTCTTCACAGTAATCATGTGCAAGGCCGAACCACAAACGACGATTAAAAACCGAAATTCGGGCAGTGCCTACTTGTTTCTGGACATTCGCATGGAGCCATTGGCGTCCGGCAGCCGCATTTTGATAATAGCGGTTAGAACTCTGTCGGATCCAACTTTGTCTTGTTCTCTGGTAAACCACGAAACGGGGAATCTGTTGGAGATTGGCCTCGGGGTCACGGGATCGGCGGTTAAGCCAATCCAAATGTTGCCAGACCTCGAGCTCACGTTTATCTTGGCGATTGGGTCGCCGAACAGATTTCCCCAAATATTCGACTTCTCTCAGATCGGAGAAGAAGTCGAAATCGAGGTCTATTCCATACTCATGGGCACACTCAATGAATTTCTGCACATTGAAATAATCTTTGAGGTCTTTACAACCACGCTCATTATGAGGAGGAATAGGTTGCCATTCGCCATTGGTGTTCTGATACCACCGAAGCTTCAAAGCAATTGCGCTGTCGTCGCCTGTATTATATAATTTGTTTCCCTGACTGAAGAATTCTTTCGGATGGAAACGAAAATCATGATAGGCGACCCAGGCAGCGATAAAAGAGGATTTATAGCCCCATCCATTGTCCCAGGATGTTGCATTCTCTCCAGTGCCGCCGCCTCGGTTTTTGTGCACAACGTTATATGCAATGGAAATATTGTTGGCGAGTTTTTGAAGATTTTGTGAAAGATCTTCATAACTTGGGCTTATTATGATATTTTGTGACTGATTGTATCTCTCTTGGTCCGGATTCGTAGTGAAAACAGACCAGACGGGAGATAAGAAGCGAGCAACGGGACGAGGGACTTGTCCTGCAGGCTCAACTAATTTAATCTCTTGATCAGCCAGTAAAATTTTATTCCTATAAAGTCTGTGGATGGGTGCTTGCCTCTCTTCCTCTTTCGAGGCATCCACTCCAGAGTAGTCAGGAAAGCCTTGAAGAACCTGCTCTGTAGAAATAAACAAATCTGGTGCATCACGTACTAAACGGCGAATATGCTCCTTGTCGGTGATCACGGATATGCTGTTGTTATAGTTGGGCATCGTCTCCTTAAAGATGAATCCATCTTGCATTGCGTGATACTTTGCTTTTAAAACCGAGGCTAAATTCGCACCATTCAAGTGATGCTTAAATCCGACTTCTGCGAGTTTGCCCAAGACTTCATACGTATACGGTTGAGTACGGGAATCATACTCATGTGCATCCGCATTGGCGAAAATGGCACCGTCTCGTTGGGCTTCTTTAAGTCGGTTAAAGAGAGTGACCATGCCCTGGTTAAGAGGCATTCCTATTCCCATGCCGGTTTTCTCCCAATCATGTCGCTTATTTCTTTCTAGTTCTAAGACCATGTATTTGAAATAATTAGCAACTGATATGGCAGTCACGGTCCTACCGGGCTTACCATGATTGAAGACCTTGTCAATGTCGACAACTTGGGCCTTAAGGAATGCTTTAAACCAGTCGGGTCGATGCTTTCCCTCTCTTAAATCGTCCAATGCTCGGTCGAAGATCGCATTGGTGATCCCTGCTCGTTGCAACGCCTCTCGAGTCTTATAGAGGCTAATGAACGGACTTCCTGCTGCGTACTTGTCCACATAATAGGCCATAACTTGCTTAAATGTCAGTACTTCCATATTCTCAAAAAGTTCAGGAAATTCAGATTGTAAAGTCAAAGCCACGTCCTCCGCCAATTGCCTCTTTTCAGGTGTTATTGACGGATATTTCGGGACATATCTTGAAGTACTCTGTGCCAGGAAATTCGGGTCAGGGGTTTTATAGACTATGTCTGCGGAAGCGGGCACACCCTGAGCCCTGAAGTTTGCTACTCTCTCGTTGAATTGGTCATCAGTGACATATTCGCCTTCTTTGAACCCTAACATGCTAGCCACTTCAGGCGTCAGCACAGGGGTTTTCCAGACTACTGGTCGGTGTTGTGGAACAATAGGTATGGGTTCCAGCCCACGAGCTTGTAGATGGTCATTGAGAGAGGTGACTTCCTCATCAAACGCGTCTAAGAAATGCCCACGGTCCGTGAGATTAATATGACTCGTTTCTTCCAGGATACGGCGTTTAATGGACACCTGGGGATTTTTGAATAACCCGGTCGCCATCCAGGCATTTTTGAGGCGTTTTGACTCAGAGGGGCCACCAATGGCATCAATCAAAATTGATACGGATTTCCAAAACTCGACCCACACGATACAGTTAAAGTTGTATAAAACAGCTGAAACTAGGCCGGTTAGTTTATAGGTTCTCCATAAGATTGCCATTGACGTAGTGCTACGATTTTGTATCCACACCAATAAGTCAGAGACGAAGCGTAAGTTTTTAAGGGGATCCAGGATCTCGTGCATTTGGTGAATAAAGGAAATCCACCATCCTGCAGCCGGGGACCTATAATCCCATGCTGATAACCCGAAAGGTTCCACCAAGATCTCTCGCTTTTGCAAGTCAAGAGTAACTTGGTCTTTGATATCTATTTCCTCCAGGTACTTATGAAACGCCATTAGAGTGACATGATCGGCTTCTTCCTCAGAAAGATTATTACAGGAATCATTATGGTCATGTTCTTCAGGGCAGTGTTTTGCTAGCTCACGTAGCTTTGCAAAATCCAAAACCACTGAGGATAGAGACTGCATGTATTCCTTACTCTCTGTTAGATAACGTTCAATGTCCGCCTCGGTCCGAATTGAGGTTATTAGCTGGTCCGGAGCCCCAGCCTCTCGAAGGGAAATTTTTGTGTCTTTTATCCTGTCATTTACTGCTGGCGTGGCTACAGGATTCTCTGATTCTTCACATGGGTCGTCAGGCGCCAAATTTTCTAACGAGATTTGTTTGGGCTGATCCACAGCCAGAATAGATAAGACTTCCTTTTCGCGCTCACAAGGAGTTTCCGAAGAATTCAACCCAAGATTTTGCTTCAGTTCAACCGTAACAGGAGGAACGTCTGAAGTTTCTGCCAAATCTAATTTAGTGGGAGTCGCTTCCCTTAATTGGCCAGCTGCGAACGCGACTTGTTTAGTCCACAGTGACGATATTTCATAGCCTAACACGTAAAACTTTTCATCTCCAACAATAGATTCATAAATCCAACCAGGGACAAGAACAACTAGTGATAAAGAGACTAACGTGGTAAAGAATAATGAACCGATGAAGGAAAACTTCACGATCTCCGGCAGAACTACCGTGTGACATGAGAAGAATGGAGTGTAAGGGCTCTCGCCCCCATCTAACTCACATTTTGATCGGTCGATTAATTCCTGGATCTGTCCAGGCATGAAAGGTAATGGGATTTTAATTTCCGCCCATTCGGAATTGGTCCCCTCGTCCGATAGAAAGGGATCTAAGAGGGCCCACGTTGATATTCCGAAGAGGACCAACGCTCCTAATACCATTAATGGCTGGCCGAGCATAATACCATATTGCAAGGAAATTAAGGAAAAGAGGAGACATAAAGATACCGTAGGATACCATTTAGTCCAATCAAATCCACCAGGTGCAACTTTCGAGTTAGCAAGGCGTGATACGAGAGCGAAGGGTTTATTGAACCCATCTTCGGAAATGTGGACCCCCTCAAATCTCCTCCCTGAGACATTGTCCATTAGAGCGACATGTCCGAAAGGGAGAGGGAAACCATGTGTTCGGCGAATAACTAGCGAAGTCCTATTCTTCTGCCAGTTTGTGACCTCCATTAAAACCTTCTGTGGAATATGGAAAACTATCGCAACTGCGAAAAGCAAGCTGTTTGTTTGATCCAAATGAAGGAGGATAGGGAACCGGAGTATCCACCAAACCGCGGTTTGAACATATGGTCGACCTTGCTTCGAGAGTAGGAGCTCAAAGAGCCACGGTACGCTCAAGAAGACGACGATCCAAGATCTAACGTGACTAACCGCGAACGTCACGAAAAGATATCCACGAGCTGCCCAGTTCATTAATTCTGACACCTTAGAAGGCCATTGTACTCTCTAGTAATAGAGTAATGCTAAGGAACGGTGCCAGAATGGCAGTTTTAAATTTGGCCAGCGGCGGAGAAGCATGCCAATGAAAGGAAGAATTGAAGTCTGGCGGTGAACATTGACGGGAATCTCCGAATTGATGTAGTTACGATCTAAATCATAATCACAAAAATCCTGCTTTAACCGTCTTACTCCGCACATGCCCTTCATATCCTCGGTTCCTGCACCACCATGAGTGTAAATCCTTTTGTACTTTGGAAATTCATTCTGATGGTCAGGATTAATGATCCGAGGGAAATTTTTCTTGATTTCTTCCGGTATGACATCTTCTGATGCACTGCCGCAGACCCAGCCCATCTCGTATAGGCCTAAGTTTTTCCGCTTTTCGATTAGCTGACGACCGTCAGCAGATCGAGGCAGATTGGCGTCGGGTAAACAACCGATGCGCCATTGAGGGATAAAGGTGTAGCCTAACCAAGAGACTAACTTAGCTAAAACCTTTTTGTTGCCACCATAATTGAAAGCGTGAATCCACTTCCAGGAAGGAGCCATTTGGTAACCCTCAACGTCACCGGCTGTATACACGTGTGGTTGGAATACAAATTTATAACCTCTCCAACCTGAGAGGGTTAGTTCTCCATAACTCTGTAGCCAGGGCGTGAAATCTGCGCGTTTCAAAGCAGCAAGCTCAGCATGGGTCGCGGTATGAACGCGCCAAACATGAGTTCGAATGCCAAGAGTTGCAGCCACCCGAGCATAATAGAGCAGAGGGGTGTAATCACCTCGTGTGCCACAGGTTACAACTAAAAACCTTTCAGATAATGGAATCGCGCCTGGCTCAAACAGGTCCGACGTTTCCGGTTCGTCCGAAATGGTCAGTAGTCCATTGGGGTTCTCGTCCAAAATCTTTGGTAAGGGATGGAGTATATAAGCCCAATTAACCGTGTATCCGGAAAAGGTGATAAACACGATAGGAACTAGCCATCGTGGTCCAAAGATCAAAATTAACAGGGAGTGGAAAATTAACCCCGCAATTAAAGATCTATTTGTGACTGAGGTGGGTTCAGGTACCACCCTCACTGAATCAACCCCCGCAAGAACCCAGGTGCCTGGGTCCACTCGGGATGAGGTAAGTTCACTATTGGCAAAAGTTTGCTGGAAAGAAACGTGAACAGTCTTACATGGCGATGAATTGATAGTAACCTCAACCCATCGTATATGACTAGACCATTCGTCCTCACATGAATTGCTAAAGCGGCCATTCCCGTCCTTTTTAAGGTACAATGGTAGGCCACATTTGCATTTCTCATGAATTCCTCGAATTGGGATTACACTCCGAATCACTTCCCCACAAGTACATTGAGGAAGTTTGGTAATCGGAGGTTTCCCAGCAAGCTGTAATGCCTTAGTGAAAAAGGAAAGCGGGTCGTCGCTTATGTACGGCTCAATACCAAAGGTTTCGAGCGCCTCCTTGGATCGAGGCCAATCGACGTGATGGGCTAAGAATGGCTTAGGGGTAACCAATCCTACCGCGCCAATGGTAATCAACCATGGCTCCCGATAATGCTCCGCAACGGCTCCAACAAGAGTTTTACGTCTCATCTCTTCCGTGCAGAAACTATACCTGGCCAAATGAGAACCCCGGGGTAGTGAATGGGCATTCATAAAATATTCAGGAAACGCTTTCCCAAGGAGAGTTTTTCCCATATCATCCGGAACAAGAATAACAGGTAGGTTCAACTCAGTAACCACAGAAACCGGTTTAAGGAGCCGGTGCTCAATGTCAGGTAGTCGTGAACAATGTTTCAACAATTCCCTTATTCCCTTCAGAACGGGCTCCGAAAATCCGGAGTCTAAAGGACAGGGGAAATGGATCAAGCTTAAGCACAAAGTGCAAATGCCGTCAACTAATCTCATCGATTGTCTACATGTTCTACAACGTCCCAGTGGTGAGACCATCTTTTGGGCTATGTGGGCTGCTCTTTTGTTACTTCCCGCAAATGATCTCCAATCGTCCTCAATTATATTGAGATGATAGCCGGCGGGGACGAAGATATCCGGCCATTGACCAATTTTATCCAATAAGACCATGCCATGAGCGTGATATGGAAGTGTCGCAGTAGCCGGGAAACCCCTGACCGAAGCAAAAGGTAACACTGATTGCTTGATCTGATGCGTTTTCCAGACATAGCGATACACGCTGGTGTCGATTGGGTTGATGACAATCCAATATTCTTGCGATTCCCCTACTACAAAGTCAACGTGGTTGACTTGTTTGCAACAGTTGAGAGTTAATTCATACGGTCCAATCTCTTGGATGCCGAGAATAGTACTCACAGGGGGAAGAGAATGAGCAATTGGAATTTTGTCGATAGGACGCAGTGCCATCCCATCCTTGGTCATTATTGAAACAGACTCGACAAGTCCATTTCCAAGTCGATCCTTTTTATTCATGCTGTTTAACACTGCTTGCGCAGTGAGGCCAGTCGGTTGGATCGAAACATGAACCTCATGTGTTCCTGACCTAGTCAGAGCGAACAACTTATTTGAAAGAGGATTTACAACCTTGATTTGCTCAAGTTGAGCACGGGACATCCATGGTCCAGGCAAAAAGGTTGAAGGCGCAATGATATTTTTAGGACGCTCAAAGAGCAGCGTCCAGCACATCCCCGGCTGTAAGGAAGCTATAGGGTTAGGCTGTGCTCGCCATTCCAACTTGACATCTTCGCGGTCAAGGGCGGAATATTTTTCTGGTCTGTCGCACCAGACTCGCCAGTAGGCCATACGAAATGCTCTAGATGTTCCATAAAGCAGTTCGAAACAAGAGGACACTTCGTGATCATTTCGTCCGTGTAGATGAAAGAGATCATATGTCCATGGGCATACTTCTTGAAGGAATCTTCGTTGAGGCAAGGCAGACGTTAAATTTTCATTTTTAAATTGAACATTGACTTCATCGAGTAGATCTAACACGAAGATTCGAGCAGCCAGTTCAAATAGTGCGTCACCTTCCCACTGTAGTTTCTTTTCTCCTTCCGACCAGGAAAGGAGTGGGCGGTCCCCCCGAACCGAAGTTAGAGAGGACCGCGCAAAGATTTTAGTGGGGGGACACTTTGTTTTCCCGCCGGACATAACTAACCATGGATCGTTACCGATCACTGTGTTTAGTGGCAGGGCGTAAAGGATGTCAAGTAACTCAAGACCATCTTCAAGATATTCTATGTGACCTTTAGTCCCATCGGTATCGTATCGGTACAACGAATCGATGAGAGAATTGAGATCAATCAGAATAAGAAGATCTGTAAGAGGTAAATCTTGACCCAACACCATATCAAATGGTGCACGCAGGTGGTTCGGATTTTGGAATGGTTTTAACCAACACCAGCCAGGTTCATCCGAGAACCCCGGTGTTTCATAATCTAGATTTTCGTCCGGTGCTAAGGAATCAGCAAACCGTTCAAAGTCGTGACTGAGGTGGATCGAACCCAGCCAGAATAGGCGACGAATATCTCTCCTGGCGAAATAGAGTATGAAGAAGGCTTTGCGAAGTCGTTCCATCTCATCCCATGAAGTTCTCCAGTCCATGGAGAGCCACTCACAGTGGGTTAAAAGGAAATCCTTAATCACTTCATTACTCAAGGTCAGGGCAAATAGCTCCTCATCTAGGTACCAATTCGTGCGAAAAGCATGATGCATTGCGGCTGATTTGAATTTCGATTCACCTAGAAGTGCATAACAGTCATCGGCATATGACCATTGTCTTGACGATCGCTGGTCCTCATGGAAGGAAATCCCGCGACTTGCGTCAAATGCAAAATAATCATTTTGTGATAACATAGGAGTCACGCACAGAATTGAAGGCCCTGGCGGCCAGTGGATTATGGTTGATATCCGCTAAGAAGGAAGATAGCGGATAAAGTTGATTCTGGAGTCCATGTTGACTTATGTCAGACCAGGACAGTTTCCAATCATTCGGCTGAGAATCGACAGCCTTGTCTATAGAGATAGGAGTCTCAGTCTCACGCTCACCAGAAGTTCCCGAAATAGGATTCAACTCTGGATTTTGCTTCAAGCACTCAGAAATTTGAGCACCTTCTAAGACACGTATTATCCTTGTCTTCTCTAATAGTCCGGATTTGGAATATTGGACCGGACGAGGGAAAACAGGTAGCTTGAGGTCGGCAAAACCTCTTGGCACATATGAAGGAGGATTAACATAGGGTACCCACAATGATCCTCCAAAGAACGAAAGAAGTTCCGTCATCTCTGACTTCGGTCTAACGATCTTGAATGTGCCCCGAGAAGAGTCTTTCCAGACTTTAGTCTCAAGTTTTTCCACACTGCTTTCATACGAAATTTTAGCTTCGTAAACTGTAGCCTTCGGGATCTCAACCCAGCTACGCCCTGACAACGAATTGTCACTCCAGGTCTGTGGAGATCGAACCGGTTTCGCCTTTGCCTTGGCTATGGCTAACCGTTTTGCATCCAAATGAACATTGAGAGTGGATACAAGGGGGGCCTGATTTTCAGGGACAGCACAGGAACTTACACCATCGAGGGACTCCAGCAATTGGAGTGTCAACAATTCCTCTAATGAAGAAAAGGGTTGCGTGTCTGAATGGGACGGCTGAACATAGCGCAGAGACCACGGATGGACCGGCGGACGAACAACTGTTGCAACAGACTGTGCTTTTGCCCACTTGAAACTAGGCACGTACGGTTTTGGTTGTTCAAAGAACCTGAAACAACCAACGTACTTCAACCGGAAGCGTCCCGATTGACCTTTTGCCTTATGACCAACCCTAGGCTTTCGGCGTTGGCCATTCTGCCGTAATGCAGAAATTCTTTTATTGTTTGATTTTTCCATGGACAAAATCAAGCCGACGCTCACGCGATGAAAAGGGGGCTTCCTCTTTTCAGAATGGCCTTATCTGACATGTTTAGGATTACGCGGTTCATCTGAGCCACCAAAGATTGAACTTATCAGGATCCCCAAGGTGGGTGCCAAGACGCAAGCAACTGCACATACGTCAGTCCCCGTTGTCCCGACGGGCAGGTTGACAGTCCCTACCGGCCGTTGTCGCGACAGACTATCCGGATAACCCCAGCATCATCGACAGGGATTTTCCACATATCTACATCACTGCAGATCTAACCTTTTCAAAGTTTCGTCGTCCATGCGTTAGAAGGACTGAACCCTTAACCTGATTTACAGGCTTGAACTGGGATCAGCCGCGGAATAGAGATTATGCGTTTATTGCATCGAGTATTGTCTGTTCAGTCAAGCCACCAAAGATTGAACTTATCTGGATCCCCAAGGTGGGTGCCAAGACGCAAGCAACTGCACTCGAAGTCAGTCCCCGTTGTCCCGACGGGCAAGTCGGCAGTCCTTACCGGCCGTTGTCGCAATGACCTATCAAACGCAACCATTACTCACCACTTACACTTCCGATTTTCCCGGCTTCGGGTACTACCCTCAACTCCGGCAGATAGTTTATCTCATATCCGGTTTATCCTTCGCACCATACGAGTGGGTTTCGCACCCACACGGGATGTTCCGGGCTCTTGGAACAGCCAATCCGTATCAGGGTTATCACCAGAATCTTCCAGGGTCATCACTCCCTAGAGCCTTGCTGAAAGCCTGCAAAACCGCATATTTATACTCCCCGACTTGGGAGATGTCGAATCAGGCCTGAGTTAACAAGCCGCACCAAGTAACTCCCGAAGGCCAAGGTGAAGTTTACGGTCGCCCCAATTCGGACCATAAAAGTTCTCCGTATGCGTACCATTCGATTCCCCTTCGCAAAGAAGGATGCAACTTAATGCCTTCCTTAAAATTGAAGTTCCTATTAACTAGGACACTTGGGATTTCGTCCCGCAGTAATCGGCATCTGGAACTTACAGATAGAAGTATTAACGTGACAGGCCTTCTAACCCTGCGTAAGAACTCGCGTCGGTCACTAGTTTTTTATGATCCTGGTGTGTACCATTCGGTCTCCGAGGTCAAGTTGGCGCAACTTAATGCCACTCAACAAGACCCGCTAAGGAGGTTCGTCCCACATCAACAGGTTTCTGTCATAGCAGAAGGGATATTTTATACGAAGCAGGCTCCCAGACCCTACGCTGCACGCGTGTCGGCTTCTTCCGTTTTAGAACCGGTATGTTCAGCCTTCTTCAAGACGGGGCACTGGTATTTATGAATTCGCCTCCAGAGGCTGGGAAGTGCACTTTACTTCAAAGGCTAAGCAACCATAACGGTGAACATGATCTTTTGGGTTTCGGAACATACTAAGGGATATCCCCCCGGTTCAAACTGATCAGGTAAGAACGATTCGATCCGCTGTTTGTCGGAAGAGTCCGCTGACATTTATAAGGGCCTTCAGTGGCCACGATTTGAACGATTGCATACATCGGTGGTCGTTCATCTTCAAATGAAGAATCCACCTCCTTAAGAACTCGCTTCTTAGGCGATAACCCCGTAGGGTTATTTCGGTGATTCAATTAAGAACCCCTGGGTAACGATCCCCAGGCTGGTTTATACGATCTCAGACCTATCTTAGGGTTTGTTTCCGTTTTATGAACGGTGATGCTAATGTTGTCTTCCCAGAACCAACATTACTCACTACCTCAATTCTCAACGTATTGTACACGTATGACCAAGTACAACCGTGATTAGACTCCGCTAGACGAAAAACTAGCTGAGCATGCCCGCAAGGGACACGGAGAGGCAACCTTTGGAAGCTAGGCCAATGCCTAGACGACCAACACCAAGG